GCGGGTGCTTGCATTCCGAGGGCACCCGGCGCATGAGTGAAATCAGCGTTTCCGTAGTCGGCTCCACGACGATCAACCCGACGGTCGGCAACGGCTCGGTCGTGAACGTCACGTTCTCTGAGACGGGCGAGCGTGGGCCGCAGGGCGCTGTCGGTCCTGCAAACTCGCTCGCTATCGGCACGGTAGTGGGTGGCGCATCGGCATCGGCGACGATCACCGGGACGGCACCGACACAGACGCTCAACCTCGTGTTGCCAGTTGGTGCCACGGGCGCAACGGGGGCCACGGGCAGCGTTGGCGCTACGGGCGCGGTTGGTTTGACCGGACCTGCAAACTCGCTCTCTATCGGCACGGTGGCAAGCGGCTCGTCGGCGTCTGCGACGATCACCGGCGCGGCTCCGTCGCAGACCTTGAATCTTGTGCTACCTGTCGGTGCCACTGGTGCCACGGGCGCAACAGGACCGGCTGGACCGGCTGGACCGCCGATCAACCTTGGCGACGAGACTCCGCAGCCGCTCGGCACGGCGTCGGCTGGTACGGCTCTTACTGCCGCCCGTTCTGACCACGTTCACTCGCAAGGCTCAATCGCATACTCGGCACTGTCTGGCATTCCCAGCACATTCGCACCCGCAGCCCACCAGCACGCCATAAGCGACGTGACGGGCTTGCAGACGGCGTTGGATGGCAAGCAGGCTTCGGGCACCTACGCCACGCTGGTCAACGGTCTTGTGCCGTCCAGCCAACTGCCGACGTTCTTGGACGACGTGCGAGAGGCGGCGAGCCTGTCAGCGTTTCCGGGCACTGGTGACGTTGGCGTGATCTACGTTGCGGTCGATACTCGCAAGATCTACCGATGGAGCGGTTCGGCATACCTTGAGATTGCAGCGGCACCCGTCCAAAGCGTGGCGGGTCGCACGGGTGCTATCACGCTGACCTATGCCGACATCGGCGGCACGCCTCCTGGCGGTGGCTCTGGCGGCGACGTAGACGGCGGCGTGTATGCGGCTGCTGCGGCACCGTCAGGAAACGACCCGCTCTGGTCAAGCGTCCGGCTGTTGATGCCGCTCAACACAAACACGAACGACTTCCGCTCGGGGACTGGCGCAACCGTGACGGCGTTCGGCAATGCGGCGATTGCCACGAGTTCGCCGAAGTTCGGCGCGGGGTCTCTGCTCCTCGACGGCAACGGCGACTATCTGCAAATCGTTGACGGCATGAACGAGATCATTCCAGGCACGGGCGACTTCACGCTTGAGATGTGGGTGCGACCAGCAGCCCTGCTCGTAGACGCTCAATACTTGTTTGACACAAGGACGAGCACTGCGGCTGGCGTTGCCGTCGCTCTATCCAGCGGCCAGACAACTGTGGTCGAAAGCTCCACGATAATCACAGGGTCGGCATTGGCTGCGGGTCAGTGGCAGCACGTTGCTTTGTGCCGTGCTAGTGGGACGCTACGGCTTTTCATCAACGGCTCAGTCGCAGGCACGCCCGTCGCAAACACGACCAACTTTCCATCAAACCGGATACTCCTCGGTCGGTCATTCTCAGACGGTGCGCCGCTCTGGTTTGATGGCAGCATCGACGACGTTCGGTACACGTCTGCGGCACGGTACACGGCCACGTTCACACCACCAACCAGCGCCAACCCTACGAGCTAGCGTATGTCTGACTTGATTCAGTTGAAGCGATCGAGCGTAGCCAACGCGGCACCGACCACGCTGGCTGACGGCGAACTGGCTCTGAACTTCCGAGACGGGAAGTTGTACTACCGAGACCACACGGGTGCGATCGTGGAGTTTGCTGGTGGTGGTGGCGGCGGGGACACGACGCTGCGGGCGCTCTTCGTGCCGCCTGCACCCACGAGCCTGGCCGCATCCGGCGGCAACGCTCAAGCCACGCTCTCATGGACTGCGCCGACCGTGCTGGCTCAGACGCCGATCACCGACTATGTCGTGCAGTATTCATCAAACAGCGGATCGACGTGGACGACGGTCAGCGATGGTACTTCGACCGCGACTTCCGCGACCGTGACCGGGCTGACCAACGGAACGGCGTATGTGTTCCGCGTGGCGGCGGTGAATGGCGTTGGCACTGGGACTTACTCCAGCGCGACGAGTAGCGTGACGCCGGGCGACGTGTTCCGTGCGATCCCAACAATGACCTCGCTTACGGAGCCAAGCGGCGAAGTGTCGGGCCAATCGAATATCTCGGAATCTGGCAGTGTTGGCTTGGAGTTGTGGCGAGCTTTTGACGGCAGTGCGTCTACAGTCGCGCAGTTGCAGCGAGGCTCTTCCAACACGCCGAGCCGAATGATTCAGTATGCGTTTCCGTCTGGGCAGAAGTCACGAATTAGTGGCTATTCAATCACTACTCCGCAGCCTGGATTCGTGGAGTATTTCGACCAGTGGATCGTCTACGGCAGCGACGACCTATCTACATGGACAGAGATTGACTCTCGGAGCGGGCTGACAACCGGGTGGACTAGCCAGCAGGCGAGACAGTTCAATCTGTCGCAACCAGCAAACTTCCGCGCGTATCGGTGGGTCTTCCAAGCTACGACAGACAACGGCGGGCCGAATCAAATTTCTACGATGCAACTGACCGAGTAAATGTCGATCCGCCTCCCGCTCTATCTCGCCACGCTCCTGAGCTACTGACATGAGCAGCACGCTACGCACACTCGCCGACAGTCTCGCCGACGGGCTTCAGTCCGTGACGTGGGCGATTGCGTCCACTGTCGTGGAGCGTCGCAACTGGGCAAACCTCGACCTTGAGGCTATGAGCGTGCCGCACGTCCTTGTCGTGCCGGGCAACGCCGAGGTGACACGCATCAGCCGACAGATGATGCAGGTCGATTACACGGTCTCCGTGTTCGTCGGGCGGCACGTCCAGAGCGACAGCGACGTTGATGCCATGCTTGATCTCGCCGACAGGGTCATGCTCCAGGTGCGTGCTCACTCGTTCGGCTCTTCCGTGACGTGGCCGGTGGGCGTGACCAGCCCGCAGACGGTGCAGATCGACCTGAATCCTGACGACGCACTGACGGAGCGAAACGTCTGGCGTGCCGTGATCACTGCGACGTATCGGGTGTTCGAGTCGAACGTGCTTCCGTCGCCGACCGTCTAGGAGGTGGCTATGCCGTCGATGCTTTCTGGCATGAGCCGGGCATTTATCCGTCCCGGCATGATCGGCGGCAATCGCCGGGAGATGTCTGCCGACACGCTCGGGCGGCTCAAACTGCGGGCGTCGATCAGGGGCAACTTCTTTGATCGTCCGAAGGTGGCAAGGATGATCGGCAAGATGAACGCCGAGGTGTTGTCGAACCTTGGGCACAACATCAAGAACGCCGCCAAGACGGGCATCGGTCGTGGCAAGGGCAAGATCACGAAGGCGGCGAAGAAGCGTCAGCAGCGTGGCAAGCCTGTGGAGTTTGTCGGCGGCTTGTACGTTGACCTGACGGGCTATTCGGCTGGAACGCCACGTCCAGCGGGACAGCCTATCCGCTCGTGGGCACCGAAAAAGTTCATGTACAGCGACATCGTCGATTTCTACGATCCGGCTCGTGGCACCGCTGTGATTGGCACCTTGAAAACAAAGCCACGCCTGGCACAGCTGCACCAGTTCGGCGGCAGCGTGAAGCAGACCGCGTGGCGGATCGGCGTCGGGGCTGCACGCAATGCGTACCTGCGGAAGTCAGCCGGCAGGAGCGGTGCAGGACGTGACGCCAGCGGGCGTTTCACGAAGGGGCAGAGCTTCGGCCCGCAGAAGAACCAATACGAATACGGCGCTTTGATCTGGAACATCGACAGCATCGGCGGCTTCCGGCACTCCAAGAACTGGGAGCGTACGACAATGAGCCGCATGGTGACGTATCCTGCCCGCCCATTCATGGCAGGGTCGAAGCGAGTGGACGAAGCCGTACGCAAAGCCAACGAGAAGTGGCGGAACATGCTCGCCCGAAACTAGCCACGGCATACCCGGTCTAGTTTCCGCCTGCCTGCCCATACCGTGAGCGAACCAGCCGCACCGCTGGCACTCGCACACGAGGCACCGCATGTCTACAGGCACCGTCACTATCAGGCTGGGCAAGGACGTCACCATTACGGGCGTCGCAAATGCTCGCAGCTGCACCGTCAGCCACTCTGCGTCCGAGGTGGACGTTACGAAGTTTGGCGACACAAGCCGCAAGTTTCGCAAGGCATTGATCGAGCAGACCGTCGAGGTTGAGTGCGTCGATTCTCCCGGCGTCACTGTCGGCGGCACGTTCACCATCGGCGGCACAATCACCGGCAATGCCACGTACGTCTGCACGAGTGTTGCACGCTCGGAACCTCTCGATGGCATCGTGACGTTTTCCGTCTCGGGTTCTCGCACCACTCCCGCCACCTGATCACCACCCCACACGCAGGAACCATCACACATGGCTATCACACTCGGAAAAGACGCATCGGCGACGATTCCATTCGGCGAAGGCATCATCTCGGCGACGTTCACCGAGGAATGCGAAACGATCGACATCTCGAACCGAAGCAACGTCGGCACCGGCGCAGGCCGCAAGGCGTTCCTCGCTGGCTACACCACTCGGACGTGGGAGATCGAGTGCCACGACGCCGACGGCGTGATCACGTCGCTTGAGGCGGCGAATCCGACCGGCTACACGGTCATGAGCGTGTCGGAAAACATCTCGCTTGATGGTGCTGTGACCTATTCACTCTCGATCAAAGAGGCGTCGTGACGCATGGCGATCACGCTGGGTAAAGACTGCTCAATCGTGCTCGATAGCGGGCAGATCCTCAGCGCTCGCAACGTGACGCTGACAGAGTCTGCCCGCACGATCGACGTGAACGCCTACGGCAGTCGGTACGCAGCGGTGTACAGCACGGGCTATGAGTGCAGCGTGTCTGTCGAACTGAACGACGCAGCGGATCTGGGCACGGCGTTCCAGAAAATGCACACGGGCGGGACGTTCCAAGTCAGCGGCGGCGCTGGCGGGTTTTCGTTTCTGGCGGTGATGACTGGGATTTCCGAGACAGACCCGATTGATGGCGTGGCGTCCTTTGTGCTCGAAGGTCGCATGACCGATCCGGCTCTTGCGAGGTAGTGGGATGCGTGAGTTTCGTGATGACCAGGGCAGACCGTGGCAGGTGGCGTTGACGGTGGCGTCGGCGCTTCGTGTCCGTGACAACGTCACGGTCGATGTCGTGGACGAAGAGAGCGGCGAGCGCAAGGCTGTGCCGTTCGACATGGTGGACGCTGCGAACATCTCGCAGACGTTCCAGGTTCTCCGAAGCCAGTACGCAAAGATCGGCGAGATTCTCTACGCAATGCTCACCAAGCAAATCGAAGCGAAGGGGCTGTCGAAGGAAGACTTCCTTGACGGTCTTCGTGGCGATTCGCTGGACGCTGCAACGAAAGCACTAGAGCAGGAACTCGTCGATTTTTTCCCCCAGCGCCTCCGCAAGATGATCGCGCTTCTCGCTCAGAAGATGGACGAAGTAGCAAGCGAGATGCTCGGCAGAGCGGAGGCGGGTCTGGAGAAGGCGACGATCGAGAGCCTCGCCGGAGCATCTGGGACGCAGTCTGGGAAGCCGCCGGAATCCTCGGAGTACATCCAGGCAAGTGGACCGTCCGACAACTCTTCGCCGCTCGTGACAGCCGCCTAGAGCACGACTGGTGGCACACGGCAAACCTTCTCGCACAACAAGCGAACCTGAATAGAGACAAGCACACGCCGAAAGCCGACCCTCGAAAACTCAACCCGTACGCGAAAAAGCCCAAGCCGCGACAGGCGACGCCTGATGACCTGAAACGCCTCTTCGGCAAGGACTGGCAGAAACACGTATGAGTTCCGCAGCAGTCAGAGCCGGTGGCGTATTTGTTGAGATCGGTGCCGATCCGAGGAAGTTCTTCTCGGCACTGTCGAAGGTCAACAAAAGCCTCGGGAATATGGGCCGCTCGCTGGCTTCGGGCGGCGGCAAGCTGGCGGCGGCTGGCATTGGCATGGCGGCACCTATCGCCGCTGCCGTGCGTCAGGGTGCAGCGTTTGAATCGACGCTGCTCAACATTCGGGCGAGCACGGGTGCGACTGCGGCGCAGATCGACCAGATCAAGGCGTCGTCGATGGCGATGTCGCAGGCTCTCGGCGTCGGGCCGACAGCCGCAGCGGAGGGGATGCTGGCGCTGTTGAAGGCTGGCATGGAACTCCCCGACGTGCTTGGCGGTGCTGGACAGTCCGCGCTGGAGTTTGCCAGCGTCGGGCAGGTCGCCGTTGGAGATGCTGCCGAAGTTCTCGTTGACATCATGAACGTCTTTGGTGGCACTGCTGCCCAGGCGGCCAACGTCATGTCATCTGCGGCAGACTCTTCCAGCGTGTCAATCGAGCAGATGGTGCAGGCGTTCTCGCAGGCGTCTGCTGTTGCGAAGCAAGCAGACCAGTCTCTGTCGGACACCTCGGCGGCGATTGCGATCCTTGGTGCGGCAGGCATCAAAGGCTCAGACGCCGGCACGTCGCTCAAGTCCATGTTCTTGCGGCTCATCAACCCGGCGTCTGATGCCGAAGGGGCACTCAACTCAGTCGGGCTTACGGCAAAGAGCTTCATTGATTTGAGCACTGGCAAGATGAAGGCGATGCCAGAGATGTTCGACATGCTTAATCAATCGCTGTCGTCAAAGGCACCGGACGAGGCAAGGCGAATACTGGCTGAGATTTTCGGCTCTGACGCTGTCCGTGCTGCCGCCGTATTTACGAAGGTCGGCAGCGAAGGCTTCGCCAAGATGTCTGAGAAGATGAAGAACGCTCTGCCGGTCAGCGAAAAGTACAAGATGATGATGTCTGGACTCGCTGGCTCCGGTGCCAACGTCCTCGCGGCGTTGCAGCGGATGGCTATCGCCGTCTCTGACGCTGTGGCGCCGGCTCTCGCCAGCGTCGTGCCGTTCATCACCGGCTTCATCGACGGGCTGACTAAGCTGGCGACTGACAACAAGGAAGCGGTCGCGGCGTTTGCGAAGTTCGCTGTGGCTGCCGTCGCGGTCGGCAGTGCGTTGGTCGGGCTTGGTGTCTCGCTCCAGGTGACGTCGTTCGGCTTGGCTGGAATCGGCAAGGCGGCAGCGTTCGCCTTGTCGCCGCTGACGATGCTGATCGGCGCAGCCTCTAAAGTCGGCCAGAGCTTTGCGCTAGTGGCGATGCCTGCAACGCTTAAGCTCGCAAACTCAATCGGCTCGTCAATGCTGGGAGCGTCGGCGTCCGTCCTGTCGTTCGCCGCCACTGCTGGCGGTGCGATGGCTGGCTTTGCGGCGTCGTCTACCACGGCGCTGGCAGGCTTCGCCGCATCGAGTGTCGCCGGCTTTGTGCGGATGAGCGGTGCCGCCTCGGCTGCTGCTGCGGCGATGTTCCCTGCGTTCTTCACGGGATTCAATCGCGGCATCTCCGCTGGTGCTGGCTTCTTCTCGGCGACACTTCGAGGACTCAACGGCGTCGTGATGGCGTCGAGCACGCTGCGTAGTGCGATGTTCGCTGTGTCTGGTTCCGGCATGGCTCGCTTTGTAGGCGACATCGTCGGCGGGCTGACGCTCACGTATAAGTCGTTCGTCTGGTGGGCTACTGGTGCCACGGCACGGATGGCACAGTACGCCGCCAATCTCACGGGTGCTGTCGGCAAGACGATTGCGTCAACCGCTGCGATGTCGGCAGCGTGGGTAGGCTCTGCCCTGCGTGGCGTGGGTGCATTCGTTGCGTCTGCCGTCGCGGGGCTTGGCTCGTACCTAGCCGCTAGCGCAATGGCTGTCGCTGGCTCTGTGGCGTCTGCCGCTGCCGTCGCCGCTGCATGGCTGGCACCGCTCGCGCCGCTGCTGCTCTTGTCTGCGGCTGCGTTGGGCGTTGGTGCTGCCGTCAAGCAGTTTGCGCCGCAGATCACCAGCGCCTTCTCCAGCCTTGCCGGATACGTCTCTGATGCTGGCGGTGCCATTGCTGGCGGCTTCTCTACAGCGATCTCCGACGGCATCGTCGTCTTGGGCGATCTTGCCACGACTGCCACGACAACTTTCAACGGCGTCTACGAGGCCGTCGCCGCCGGCGACTTGTCGGGTGCGATGGACATTCTCTGGGCTGGGCTTGTCGCTGGCTGGCTGCGTGGCACTGAAGCGTTGATGTCCTACGTTGATCCGTGGGTGGCTGCGTTCCAAGACGTGTTCACGGATATCGGCTCGGGCATCTACATCGCATGGGACACGATCTACACGAACTCGGCGTCGCTGCTCAACACGATGGGGGCCTACATCCTCGGGTTCTTCGACA